AATTATAATTGGTGTCATAATCCTGATTGTCATACTATTGAAACTCAATCAAGGGTACGAGGAACTGGAGAGAATAAAGTTTTAAGAACTGTTAAGATTAAAATTGATAGCCATTGGAGAGGTCAATCAATCTTTAATTACTTCTGTAATAATAATTGTTTGTTTCAATTCTTGGACAAGTTTAAAGATGAAGTTGCTAACATAAGACCAGTTAAGCAACCAAGTGAAACTCCAATTAAAGTTGTTAAAACAAAGTCGCAAGAATATAGACATAGGTGGAGTGAGAGTGGTAGTGAACGAGTACCATACACATCAACATCAACATCAATCACATTAAAGAACTCGCAAGAGTAATAAGCCATAAATATTAGGGGAGTAAAATCCCCTAGTATTACTCGCCATAAATGTATGCAGTAATTGCATATACCACAGATAGTGTGTCAAGTATTATTCTCACATAATCCCAGATTAATTGTCACATGTTGCGAAAATACAACACCACAACATATAGTGGGCGGGCCCACCCCTATACATAGAGGTACCACGGGCGGGCCCACCCGGATCGGGAAAAAGGGAGGGCCCACCCCCTTTAAATAAAAAAGGGGTCCCAACCTTACCCTTTATTGCTTAATCCAGACGGTTAAGGTATAACTTTTGAAAACATATTTGAGATATGCAGGATACGGAAAATATTACAAAAAATTTACAGGGATTGACCCCAGAAGAAAGCGCTAAACTAATAGAACTTGAAAGAAGCGTAGCATTGGATGAAGCTAAGCCAAATATTACAAAAAATTTTTTAAGTTTTGTAAAGTACGTTTGGCCTGAGTTCATAGAGGGGTCCCACCATAAAATTATTAATAAAAAATTTAATGACCTCGCACAGGGGAAAATTAAACGACTAATCATTAACATGCCGCCAAGACACACAAAGTCGGAGTTTGCCTCATACTTACTCCCGGCATGGATGATTGGGAACAACCCAAAATTAAAAATAATTCAAGCAACTCACACGGCCGATCTTGCAATTGACTTTGGACGTAAGACTAAAAACTTAGTTGATGAAAAGAATTACCAGGAACTGTTTACCACTAGACTTCAAGAAGATAGTCAGGCAGCAGGGAAATGGAAAACCGAACAAGGTGGAGAATACTTTGCAGCTGGTGTTGGCGGAGCGATCACTGGAAGGGGTGCTAATCTATTAATCATTGATGATCCGCATAAAGAACAAGATTTAAAAGGAGATGGAAAAGCTTTTGAGAAAGCAATGACTTGGTATACAGCTGGTCCCCGACAAAGGCTTCAACCTGGTGGATCAATTGTAATCGTTATGACTAGATGGTCTACAAAAGATCTAACCGGTCAATTATTAAAAGCTCAAACTGAAGATGGTTCCGATCAATGGGAAGTTGTGGAATTACCCGCGTTACTTCCTAATGGAAAACCTGTTTGGCCTGAATACTGGAAAGAGGAAGAACTTCTTAAAACAAAAGCCTCGATCCCCGTTTCCAACTGGTTGGCCCAATATATGCAATCCCCGACAGCAGAAGAAGGGGCTCTTTTAAAACGAGAATGGTGGAGAGATTACGAAGAACAATACCCACCTAAATTAGACTATATTGTAATGTCTATGGATACAGCATTTACAAAATCAACGACAGCCGACTATAGCGCCATAACCATGTGGGGCGTCTATACAACCGAGGACCGGGGACAAAACATAATTTTACTGAACGCCTTTAAAGGCAGGTACGAGTTCCCTGAACTCCGGAGAGTGGCTCTGGAAGAATACAGAAACTGGAATCCTGACATGGTCATCATTGAAGCAAAAGCTTCAGGACTGCCTTTGACTCACGAGTTAAGGCAAATGGACATCCCAGTTATTAACTTTACTCCGAGCAAAGGAAATGATAAGCATACAAGAGTAAATTCCGTAGCTCCGCTTTTTGAAAGCGGAAAAATCTGGGCCCCGATGCATGAGCATTTTGCCCAGGAAGTAGTGGAAGAGTGCGCTTCTTTTCCATTCGGAGATCATGATGACTACGTCGATAGTACGACACAGGCCATTATGCGAATTAGACAGGGCGGTTTGGTTCGTCATCCTGAAGATTATAAAGATGAGCCTATTGTAAGAGGACAAGTAAAGTATTATGGCTAAAAAAGCATTAGTAGATTCAATTATAAAATTATACTCCAAACTAGGAGGCAATGTAGGAGAGGTCCTTGGTACCCGATCCAATGTTAGTTTCTTAGGAGTAGGTAAAAGTCCAGAAGGTTTCATAGACTCTACACTTAATATAGAAGCTGTAGGTAGTTTAGGTAAATCAAAAGTATTAGAAGAATTAAAAAGTTCTATCGGTTATTTAACGGCTGATAAGTTAAACGACGTTCAAGCAGGAAAGTTATACGAGAACATGTTAAAGCTCGATGAGTTTTATAACCCTAGACAAGTCGCAAACATCACGGACATGGCAACAGGGACCAGGGACTTAACAGAAGAAGGTTTAGGTGCTTTAAGACAAACTAGAAAAACAGATGATGATTTAAGAATTATAAAAGAAGAAGTTGCACCAGCAGAAACGGTTTCACCATTAATGAGTCGTGTTGAAGGTCAAATGGAAAATATTAAAGGTACTTCATCAAAACTAGATAATGCAATGAAAGAATATGAAAATATTTATAAACCTAGAGGAACAAATGAAATAGACGCTCTTGAAACTATGACAAAGAATAAAGCAGGGACAGAATTCATTACAGGTTATGTGGACGACCTTTATAGAAATTCAGGAGTTACGGCTTCTGTTGATGTGCCAAAGAAAAGAGCAGCAGCTAGAGAATTTTTATTTACTATGTTAAAAAAAGAAACAGATTTATTACCACCAGGTTCGGGTGGAACTTTAGAAAGCGTTATTAGTCCAACAGATTATAAATACATTACAGAAGGCGGCGGTGGTGCTTTAGGAGATCCATTGATTATAGTTAAGAAATATTTTGGTGATACTATTGCAAAAAGAATTCCATTAAACTCTGATAGAGTAGTGATAGAAGAATTTGTCGATAACGTTCGTTTCACAAAAGACAAAGCTGGATTTCCAACTGATGATCCAAGATTCAATCCTGATGACATTCCAGAATTCAAACATGGCGGACTAGCCCAGATCCTGGAGGTCTAATGACCGATAGAAACGTAATCTTAACTGTAACCAACAGAGACTTTAGTCAGTATGGTGCTCCTAGTTGGGCTAAGTTTAAAATTATTTTTAGAAAAGATTCTAATTACGAAGATTTTAAAGGAACTAAATTTTATAGAAGTGAAGAAGCTGCTAAAAACGCTTTAACTAAAAAAGATAAATTAATTGAAAAAACAAAATTAGCAAACCTTCAACCAAAAGAACCACCAAAAGCAGATAAGTTTTTAGTTAAAGTCGGTGAATCTACAAAAACAAATAATGTTATAAAACAAAAATTTAAAGAAGTAATAGGTAGCAGAAATCAACCCAGCACTTACAAACCAACTGGAGTAACAAAAGATTTATATAGAGCAGCCATTGTTGTTAATGATAAAACAGTTTTATCTACCGAGTTTGGAAAAGAAACAGATGCTATTAAAGCTGTAAAAGAATATAGAATAAAAAACCCAATTAAAAATCCACCACCTGATCTTAAAACTTTAGATGAACAAAAGAAGAAAAGATATTTAGATAAGCAAGCAAAGTCTACAGCTATTACAAAGAAAGGTGGATATTATTCAGGTCCTCATACAGGAACTACTAAAGCCCATTTAGGTCATACTGGAAATGTTTTTGGAATAGAGTTAATTACGGGAGATAGATTAGCTTATACTCCGGCAGAGATTAATCAAGCCATGTCTTCAGAAGGAAAGGGGCTTGATTCTAAAATTAGAAAAGTTTCTGAAAAAATAGAAAAGTTAAAAAAACAAAACTTACCACCGGCAAGGAAGAAAAAATTATTAGAACAGGCAGATGCTTTATTAGTTAGACTAGCTTCTCAATCACAAGGATTTAAAAAAGTTACATTGAGTGGCGCCTCAACTTTTGGAGGAGATAGATTAACTATAGATATGTTTGATGAATTTCCTGGCAAAACTGAAAGAGAGATTAACGAGTTTGTAAAAAAATGGAAAAACAAAAAAACTTGGAACACTGCAGAGGAATTTGAAAATATAAACAAAGCTAAATTTTTTGAAATAAATAGAAAAAACGCTTTAAAGGCGGCCGAGAAAATAGGTAAGACAGAACAAACAAGAGTTATATCAAACCTAAATTTTTTTGATGATGCAAGAGCAGATGCAGTAGCGGGCGGTCAAATTTGTAGTTTAGTTAGAGCTAAAGGAGCGACGGGTGGAACATTAACTTGTGTTGATGCTGTTGAAGAAGCAATACAAAAGGAACCAGAAAAATTAGCACAAAAAGCAAGTAGAATAGAAAAATTTAAAAACTCTGCAACAGGTTTTTTAAACTTTGTAAAACGTGGCGGTAAGTACGGTGCGATTGCAGCAGTTGGTGCAGCAGGTGCAGGTCTTGTTAAAACATTCATGAACGATGATCCAACAACTTATTTATCTAACGAAGATCAACAGAAAAATATGTTAATCTCTATGGTAACAAATCCAATTGATGAAACACCAGAAGAAAGTCCAGAAATTTTAGATTGGCAACTACCTACACTTGGTGCAGTGACTGCAGTAGGAATGGTTCCTGGAGGAGCAGAACTTTACAAAGCCCGAAGAGCAATTCGTCCAGATAAACTTATAGGACCTATGGAAAAAGGAGTGGGTCCAGTGCGAGCCGCTTTAGGATTAAAAGGTGTACTTGGAAAAGGTTTAGCAGCAACTGCAACACCATTAGGTTTAGCTGCATTAGAACCACTACATATTGCAGGTCAAATTGCACAAGGAGATTCTCCAACGGATATTGCAACTAATCCATGGAATTATTTAGGACCGACTTTTGCCTCAAGCTTAACAAAAGAAGCTACAAGATTTGCAAGTCCAACGGTGTCTAAAATTATGAGAATGGGTTTGAGTCCTACAGCATTAAGGGGATTATCGAGATTTGGTGGTTATGGTTTAGCTGCTTCATTAGGGATTCAAGGTCTTCAAAAATTTGATGACTGGAGAAACAAGAGGGGGTGGTTTAGTGAAGAATAAAACTCTTGTGATAAATATGCCACATGTAAAATGGAAGGAGATCCCACCTTTAAAGGGACCTGACTCACAGGGGTTGAATGTTCCTACAAAACAAGTTAAAACAATAGAGAACTCGGAGAATATAAATGGCAGACATAGACAAACCATTACCAAACGTAAATACTGAAATTAAAGTACCTGGCGAAGAAGAAGTCGAAGTTGCTCAAGAAGAAACTATTAAAGAGCAAGTTGGTCCTGATGATGTTGAAGTAACTCAAGAAGACGATGGTGGTGCAACAATTAATTTTGATCCAGAAGCGGTTAACCGACCTGGAGGAGAAGGCCATTTTGACAATTTAGCAGAATTATTACCCGACGATGTTTTAGGAAAACTAGGTTCTGAATTAGTAGGAAATTACGAACAATATAAATCTTCTAGAAAAGCGTGGGAAGATACTTACACAAAAGGTTTAGATCTTTTAGGATTTAAATATGAAAATCCAACTCAACCATTTCAAGGTGCTAGTGGTGCAACTCACCCAGTATTAGCAGAATCAGTTACACAGTTTCAAGCGCAAGCTTATAAAGAATTACTTCCAGCAACTGGTCCAGTACATACACAAATAATTGGACTTGCGGATAGAGCAAGAGAAGATCAGTCGCAAAGAGTTAAAGAATTCATGAACTATCAGCTCATGGATGTGATGAAAGAGTACGAACCCGAGTTCGACACAATGCTTTTTTATCTCCCTCTTAGTGGCTCTGCTTTTAAGAAAGTCTACTATGACGAGCTTTTAGGCAGAGCTGTTTCAAAATTTGTTCCAGCTGACGATTTAGTTGTACCATACACTGCTACATCTTTAGAAGATGCCGAAGCAGTTGTGCATGTAATTAAAATGTCAGAGAATGATGTAAGAAAAAAACAAGTAGCAGGTTTCTACATGGACGTAGATTTAACACCTGGTTACAATCAAGAAACAGAAGTAGAGAAAAAAGAAAGAGAACTTGAAGGAATTAAAAAAACTAGAGACGAAGATGTATTTTCTATTTTAGAAATACACACTGATTTAGATTTAGAAGGCTTTGAAGACAAAGATTCAACTGGTGAAGGGACTGGAATTAAACTTCCATACATTGTTACCATTGAAATGGGAAATAGACAGATTCTATCGATTAGAAGAAATTATAAAGTAGAAGATCCACAAAAAAATAAAATAGATTATTTTGTTCATTTTAAATTTTTACCTGGATTAGGGTTTTATGGTTTTGGATTAATTCATATGATAGGTGGATTGTCGAGAACGGCAACTACTGCATTACGTCAACTACTTGACGCAGGAACTTTAAGTAATTTACCGG